ATCGGGTTGGTGCCATCTCCATGGACCCGATTGTCACCGCAACGATCCAGCCCAACCATGAATGGTCGATATTCTGTGATGGTGATCGTGTAACCCAGCTTGGACGCAAAGTTGATGTAGAACTGCCTGGACTGAGAACCCTCCAGAGTCATGCGTTGAATCAGCGCGATTTGCCTGGCAGCTACAGTCTGAGGTGCCTGATAGCACGGATCTGGCAGGCCCCAATTGCGTTCCCAATCTGATAGCAGCTCTGTGGTAATTCGCGGATCGCTCTCCTGTTCCAGAAGATCTGCCGCCCTGCCATCTACGAATCCCCAATATTCACACAACCCATCGCAAGTTTCCCAAAGCACGCTGCCGACGACGTGTTTAGGCCACGCCTGACCATTGGGCAAGAGCGAGAAAAAAGCTTCCCGATAATCACTGCCTGATCTGCGGACGTGCCTGTCACTCATAAAGGATGGTTCCCAACACCGCCATGTTGCCCAGAGACGACATTGTCACGTCACTTGTCGGAGCCACCATATTGAACGAGATGACTGAAGGCGCGTCCATGACAGCACTGCTAATCCACGCGGCAAAGATGGTCTGGCCCGGGGCAGCCTTGATCTTGAGCATGTTCTGAATAGACAACTCTATCTCACCCTGAACTTCAGTGGTATTTGGTACCAGGTTCTGAATAGTTATATTCAGAAACTGTTTGATGGGTGCCACTACGTAACAATCTTTGACAGTAACAGGTCTAACAGTGTCGATATAGTCTGCCACCGTACTGATATCTGCAGGAGTAGGCCACCCGTCGTCGCTGGCTCTTAAATCATCCATCAAGAACCACACAATTACGGTTCCAGCTCCCATTCCATTCGGAGCAGCCCACGCCCTTGTCACACCTGGAACAGCCAACGCCCAGTTTTCATAATCAGTAGCGTCGCCGCCCATCGGTGGCTGCTGAATTCGCCTAAGAATGCGGCTCCTGAGCTCGTCGTCAGTTTCAGTGTCAGCGCCTCCATCCATCGTAATCACGGTGGCAGATCCATCTACGCCAGGAGGAGGAACCAGGAAACCAATGACATCTTCCGGCTCCAGGTTGCCGACCGTACCGGCATCCATGGCAGTAACCGGAACCTGGGTAGGACCAGAACCCAATACGGTTGTGGCAGTGACCTGATATGTGGCATTCTGTGATCCGCTAGCGCCAAGCAACGATCCGGCAGGAATGATGCTTCCAGAAACCCCGGTAGCCGTCACGATGCCAGTAGCCAGCGTGGCTTGTTTTCTTCCAGTAGTCCCATCGGAATTGACAAGCCAGATATTACCGTGCCTGTCCAGCCATTCTGTCTCAGCAGTGTCTGGCAACAACTGAAGCGAGAGCCAGTCGATATATTCCAGCGTGAGGAAACAGAGCGCACCTTGAGAATCGCTTAAAACTCTAAGCACGCTGTTCGGGATCGTAGCATCGCTGCCAGGCAACGAGCCGTGGATGCTGTCCCTGACCAGGCTCCTGACTTCCCTCAAAGTTGGAGTGTTCCAAGGCATTACGACATGATCCCTTGCCAGAGCATCTGATATTTTAAATCGATGGCGTAACTGGGCCCGCGATAGATGCGAACAATTGAACTGATTTGCTGTTTGTCGGCTCTCATCGAAAGAATTTCATATCTACTGGCGATCTTGCGATCAATAAATGGTTGAATAGCATCTCTGATATAGTTCATTGCCCATGACTGAGTGGCTCCAAACTTGGCTTGAACCGGTTCGATCGCGCTTCTTCTTAGTAACCAAAGTTTGGTCCCGATCGGCCACGCGTTCCAAATTACATCGCTGTCAAAGTCGCCCCACCATCCTTCCCTGTTGGTGGAGTCTGGATCTGGCAACCTGTCTGTCACATCAGCCAGTGCGTCGGTGCCTAATGCAACCATCACTGCTGTTGCCAATGCCATGCTGTCATCCAGCTCACCGTCAGACAACAGTTGCCAGTCAATGGTCACAGAGTATGCTGGAAACTCGTTGTTCTGGACCGTCCTGATATCGACTGGAAGCGTAGCCATTTTGATTCCTATGGCTCAGTATCTTGAGAAGTCGGCGGCCCAGGCTTTGGCGCGTGGACCAATACTGCATCACTGCCAGCAGGGTCGCTGGTCATACCTACGCCACCATTTACACCATAAACTGGATTCGACGCGCTCTCGGTGCCAAGCTTCACCTTTCCGATGAAACACCATGTCGAACTCGCCTTGTCGTAATAGCCGACCACGGTGGTGCCGGAATAAAACTCGATGCGCTTCTTGCTGACACGCATTTCGAGATTGACGCTTTGACCTTCATGCTGAAATTCCTGAGAACTGCTGCTGCTACCACTCCCGCCAGTGCCGCTTCCGCTCTGACTTCCACTTGATTGCTGAGGACGCTGCTGCTTCTGTTTCTCGACATGACGCACCGACACGAACCGCTCGACGTCCTGACCGCTGCTGCCGCTGCCACTATCGGTCTGTTGCGCAGAAGCTCTGCTGCTGCTGCTACTGACGCTGCTACTGCCGCTTTGCTGTTGGCTGTCGTCTGGACCATCGAGCGACAACAGATACAGCCCAGTGCGCCTGAGCAACGTCATCTGTCCTAGATCGTCATATTGCGAGTTCTCTCCTTCCTTCAGGCTCATCGGTCGATAACGGCGATCATCCATGATCCCCATCACGGGAAAAGAACGATTGCCACCCATGAACGAAACAAAACCCTCGGCGCTGGAAGTAATCTTGCCTTGCGCATCCTTGATCGCCTTCCTCACCGTCGACGTGAAACCATAATTCTGAGGAGCCTCAATGCCACTCCGCTGCTCGTTGGCCATGAAGTTGCCGTTCGACTCTTGCATCATCTTGCCGTCGTCCACTCCTGGGATGGTGGTTCTGGCTCCTCCTGCAACATAGGACCTGAACGAAGAATTGGCTGGCGTGGCTCTGTGCATCTTTATTTCCCCTACTCTGTTGGCGGAATGGCTTGCCCAGGAGGGAGCGGAGCCGGAGCTGGAGTTGCCGTGGTGTTCGGAGTGCCCACATTGGTCTGGGCGGAAGTATCCAACAACGCCCACGGCTGCTTCAAATCCAGCGTGGTCAAGGTTCCTCCGCTATTGTCCTGAGAAAAGGTCACATTTTGTATCTTCATCATCATATTCAACGGGCACATGGGAGAATAGACAAAAACATTGTCTCCAGGCCACCATACGTCCGTATCATTCCTGAACCATCCTTGCACCGTAATCGTCGCTTCAATCTTGGTTCCCTCGTGCCACAGCGATTCGTTCTTGGCCCTGTCGATCACTTCCTGGATGCTCTTAACTGGCTGCTCGGCAGGCGTTATCAACAAACTGCCAGGCCAACCTGATCCTCCCCAGTTGCCTTCAAGCTCGCTGGCGGCAGTGCCATGATTGTCATCGCTGGCGGCACTCTGAGCCTTGACATTGTATTGATTATAAGCGTGTTCGTCATGCATTACGCACTGACACTTCTTGATATTCTGGCCTTCGATGAGCTGAGTGTTCAACACAGGAATACTGTGTTCACCGATCGCTAGGAAATTTCCAAACGAATCACTGCCCAGGATAATGCCCCTGGGTCTGGCGATCCGTTCCAAGAAATCCCAAACTGATTCTCCAGGCTGATTTTGAAGCTTGGCAAAAGGAATGCTGTTCAATGTCCCGATGGGAATGATCTTGCTCGAATATGTACTTAAGACCTTATCAGCCACCTGCTTGAACGTCATTCCATCAAAGCTGCCACTCTTGGTGTTAACGCTGCTCCTGGCTACAGGCGCAGTCAAGCTCTTGCCGGTAAGTTCTATGCCATGTTGCTCGGGGTCATAAGCCACCTGTCTGGTTTCTATAAAACCGTCGATGACGCTGATGCCTCCAAGGCTGATCTGACATTTGGTACCTGGAACAAACTGAAGCTTGTAGAACAAACCAGCCGGAGCATCGCGTTCCACGCTCGTGAAACGAAAATAAGAAAAAGCATCACCCCATCGAAGTTGAACGTATACACTTTCCCAATCCTTAAAGTTGATCCCCCCTACAATCAAGATGGCCTGATCCTTGGCAACCTGAGCATTGGCAGAACGAATAGGAACTTCGTAAGTCCCGCCAGTTATAATGACACGAGTCGGTGAGCCATCTTCTGTCATAATGACAAAGCCTGACCGATGGCAGGACAGAATGCCGGATGAACCACCTTGTTCTCATTTCTTATCTGGTCGTAGCGACTTGCATCACCATAAAGCCTGTGAGAGATGACCAAACTCGGAAGAGGATTGGCAAACTGATAGGTTAGCATGTCTGGCAACGGTCTAGCCGTATCAATAAGGTGATTGACAATGGCGGCTCTCAGCTCCACAATGGCTATATAATCTGCAGAGTCCATGGTGTCGGCGGCAATCTCCTCTGCAGTATTAAACGGAATCTGAATGGCATTGATCAAATTATCAACGTCCTGGCGGCTATTAAAAGTCATCGTGGAGATGATCTTGCCTTCCTGAGCCAGAACCAATTCAATACTGCTATCCCTGATCAAAGTCGCCCCAAGCGTCTGTGGATTTTCTACGTCCAACAGTACTCTTACAGTTTCCATCTGAGGAAGAGTGCAGCCGGACTGACGTACCA